AGAGGGGAATTATATGGCAAACAAAATTTCAGATTTCATCAACGGATTTAGAGGCGGTACAAGAAAAAATCGCTTTAAAGTGAGTGGTACTTTTCCTACTGATACAGGTGCAGATTCAGCAAAATTAGAATTTCATGTACTTTCTGCTTCTCTACCAAATTCTACTCTTGGTATTGTGAATTTTCCATATAGAGGTAGATTGATTCCTTATGTTGGAGATAGAATTTATGAACCTTGGGATATTTTAGTTCTTGATGATAGAGGTTCGGGCATGTATAACGCATTTCAGGCATGGAGCGAATTGATTAATAATCAAGAATTAAATACCCATAACTATGATGATGATGATAGCTGGTTTCAAGACGGTGGAGCTAGTGCTATCCAAGATGCTACTTGGAAAATTGAACAGCTAGATTTAGGTGGGAATCCAATTAAAACAATTACATTAAGATCTTGCTGGCCAGGATTTATCAGTCCTTTACAGTTCAATATGGCAGAAACTGGGTTTAATTCTTTTGCAGTAAGATTAAATTATAATTACATTAATATTCAAGGTATTAATGATATTACAACACCTTAATAAAGATGTCAGTACAAAACTTTATAACTAATTTTAATGGAGGTACGAGAAAAAATCGTTTTAGGGTTTCTTGTAACATACCAGGATTTACTATACCCTCACCTCCCGCAGGAGAATCAACAGACCGAAAACCAGAAGCAGTGACATCAGCAAACGAAGGCTTTCCGAGTAATTCAGGGGGGTTTGACGATTTCCATGTTTTAGCGGCAGCAATGCCTGCATCTATTCTAACTACCAATCCTATTGACTTTAGAGGTAGAAAGATTTTATATCCTGGAGATAGAATCTATAGTGCTGATGGATTTAATGTTTGGACTGTTACTATTCAAGATGATATTAGGGTAGGTTCTGGTCCTGCTTCACAAATTAATAATTTATGGTCCAGATTACATCTATGGTGCAATGGAATTAATTCTCATGGAAAAAATACCGGAAACACTACATCAGATTCAGAGAGTGATATAGTTGTTAGACAATTAAATTTAAATGGAACAAACACTATAAAAAAATGCACATTAAAAAATGCATGGCCACAATCTGTTGGACCCATAGATATGGAGATGCAGGCTAGAGATCAATACAATTCATTTGAAGTGACATTTTGCTTTAAATATGTCGTATATGAAGATTTAGACCAATAAAAGAAAGAAAACAATGTCAATACAACAATTTATTGAAAATTTTGAAGGCGGTACAAGAAAAAATCGCTTTATAGTTAAAATGGAAGCAGATGATGCTCCAGACTATGTTGCTGCTAATTTTGATGATTTTCATATTCAGGCAGCAGCAATGCCTGCATCTATTCTAACTACCAATCCTATTGACTTTAGAGGTAGAAAGATTTTATATCCTGGAGATAGAATTTATAGTGCTGATGGATTTAATGTTTGGACTATAACTGTTTTAGATGATTTAAATAGTAGTGATAGTGTTACTCATAAAAATCTATGGGAAGCCTTACATGCATGGAGTCATTCTATAAATGATCATGAGACTAATAGCGGAAATCCAAATCAAGAAGCAATAATTACTGTTGAACAATTAAATTTGAATGATCAAGATTCTAGTGGTGACGCGGGTGGACCAATAAAAACAGCAACACTTTATGGCTGTTGGCCACAATCGATTGGACCAATAGAAATGGAAATGCAGGCTAGAGATCAATATAATTTCTTTGAAGTGACATTTTGCTTTAAATATGTTAAATATACAGACGAAGAAGCTGGTACTGGTACTCCCACCGATCCTGACCCCGCATAAATAATAAAGTGATAAGGATTTTACATAATGGCATATAAACTTTTTGGTTTTACTGTTAGAACTAAAGAGGAAGAAGATAAACTTCCTCTTCAGAATTTTGCTACCCCTGAAGAATTTGATGGAGCTTATACCGTTGAAGGTGCTGGCGTATACGGCACTTTTATCGATTTCATGGGTTCTCTCAAAGATGAACAAGCATCTATGGCCCAATATAGGGCAATGGCACTCTATCCAGAAGTAGATACGGCTATAGATGAAATTACAAATGAATCTATTGTTATGGGAAACGATAGAAAACCCGTAAAATTAGATTTATCCAAAATTGGATTTTCTGATAATATCAAGAGTAAAATTTATACTGAATTTGATACTATTCTAAAACTTTTAGATTTTCAGGATAAAGGTTATGAAATCTTTAGAAGATGGTATATAGATTCTAAACTTTATTATTATATTTCAATTGATTCAGAAAATCCATCAGAGGGAATTAAACAATTAATTCCGCTAGATGCAACTAAAGTAAAAAAAGTTAGAAAAATAAAAACAAAAAATTCTAAACAAGATGGGGCAAATATATCCCTCATTAAGGATATTGAAGAATATTTTGTATATACAAATACAGATAAAAATTCTGTAATTGGTACTCCAACATCTGGTCTTAAAATTTCTACTGATTCAATTGCAACATGTCATTCTGGATTGGTTGATATGAATTCGAAGAGAGTCGTGGGCCATCTCCATAAGGCCATTAGACCTCTAAACATGCTTAGACAGATCGAAGATGCCATTGTCGTATATCGCATCTCTCGCGCCCCAGAGCGTCGTATCTTCTATATCGATGTCGGCAATCTACCAAAGCAAAAGGCTGAACAATATGTCCGTGAGCTTATGAACAAGTATCGCAATAAGCTCATTTACAACCAGACTACAGGTGAAATAAAGGACGATAGAAATCAGATGGCCATGATTGAAGATTACTGGCTACCTCGCCGCGAAGGTGGTAGAGGAACTGAAATTTCTACCCTAGATGGGGGACAGAATCTCGGTGAATTGACTGATGTTGAATATTTCAAGAAAAAGCTCTACTACGCTTTGAATATTCCTCCCTCAAGACTTGTAGGGGAAAACGGATTCAATCTAGGAAGATCGGCTGAAATCACGCGAGATGAGGTCAAGTTCTATAAATTTATTGAAAGATTGCGTATTAAGTTTGCCCAGTTATTCATGCAATTATTAAGAATTCAATTGGTTCTTAAAGGAATCATAACACAAAATGATTGGGAAGAAATAAATTATGCAATTAATTTTTCCTTCAATAAAGATTCTTATTTTACAGACCTAAAAGATGCTGAAATTTTATCAGCTAGAATGGAATTGGCTGTTCAAATGGAACCAATGATAGGTAAGTATTTCTCTTCCATGTATATCAAAAAGAACATTTTGAAACAAAGTGATGAGGAAATCGAACAATTAAATAAGGAAATGGCTATAGACATTGCAAGGCAGCAACAGGAACAAATGATGCAAATGCAAATGGCACAAGAACAAGGACAGCCAGAACAATAAAAAAATATAGATAATAAAGGAAAAAAAATATGAAAGCAAAATCAATCATTCATTCGATTTTAGAAGAAAATGCTGTCAGGGCAAAAAAAATAATTGCAGAGGATTTGACCATTAAGCTCGGGCAAAGACTCGCTGAGGAGTATGTCCGCGTTGCAAAAGAAACCTTCAATGAAGCTAATGAACCTCGCTGGCAAGATAGCGATGGTGATGGTAAATGGTATGAGCCAGAAGATGTAGAGGGTGGAAATAATACAGACGAAGAAGATATGGACGAAGAAGATTCCGAAGATAGTGAAGATAGCGAAGAAGATGAAGAAGGTTGCGGAGAGGATAAAGAATAAAAAGAATGAAACTAATCACCGAAACAATTGAAGAAGTAGCATATTTGACAGAAAATTCCAATGGTGAAAAACAACATTTCATCGAAGGCGTTTTCATGCAGGCTGAAACTAAGAACAAGAATGGCAGAGTTTATCCAAAGCCGATTCTTGTTAAAGAAGCACAGCGTTATGTCACAGAATATGTGAACAAGAATCGTGCTCTCGGTGAACTAAATCACCCAAGCGGACCTTCAGTTAATCTAGATCGTGTATCCCACAAAGTAACTTGGCTGTACGAGAATAATAATGATTTCTACGGAAAGGCTAAGATTCTTGATACTCCATGCGGACAGATTGTAAAAAATCTAATGAACGAGGGAGTTAAGCTTGGTGTATCAACCCGTGGAATGGGTTCTTTAGAAAAGAGAGGTGGCATTAATGTTGTCAAAGAAGACTTCATGCTTGCCGCTATCGATATCGTCGCTGATCCTTCAGCTCCAAATGCTTTCGTAAACGGAATCATGGAAGGTAGAGAATGGATTTGGGACAATGGTATTCTTAGAGAGCAGCAAATTGCGGAATACCGCGACACATTAAAGAAAACACCATCAAGAAAGCTACAGGCAGAATCTATAAAACTTTTTGCAGACTTTTTACGAAAAATTAAATGAATTCAAAATTAAAACAATTTTATTTTTTATCAGAATCAAATAAAAATATTGATTTTGTTGCAATTAATGAAAATGCATTAATGAATTTTTTTAGAGATATTAAAAACAGAGGTTTAGTTGGATTAAATATTTTAGGTGATGAAAATAAATGGAAAGAATATCTTTCAAATGAAAAATTACAAGGACCAGTTGGTAGACTGGGATCTGAGTATAAAGAGGCTGCAACAAAGGTAATGTTAGCACCATATAGACTAGCTCCACAAAGATTAGTAGGAAGTGTTGGAGCTAATTTAAGAAGAATGGGTTTAGGAAAGCCCAGTTCTGATATTCAGTACGGACCAACATCAATATAAATCATATATAAAACGGAGAATTAACAAATGAACGACACATCAGTAGAAATGGACTTTTTAGGTAAAACATCATTCGATGCCGAAGGTAAGGGATTTATTCTTCAAACAAAGAATCCTCCTGCCGAAGGTTTAGCTCAAATGAATATGAGAACTGTTCAAGGACCAATGGGCCAAATGGCGCAACCTGTCCAAGATCAACAAGCACAGGGAGAAGAAGATGAATCTTCAGAAGATAATTTGAAGGAACATTTAGCTGCTCTTTTTGCCAATGCAAATCTTTCAGAAGATTTTGTTGAGAAGGCCAAGACAATCTTTGTTGCCGCAGTAAATGAAAAATCAAATGAGATTGCTACTCGTATAAACGAAGCTTATAAGGCTGAGTATACCAATGCTCTAGCAGGCACTGTAAATGAACTCACCGAAAAGGTAGATGATTATCTAACTTATGTTGTTGAAGAATGGATCAATGAAAATAAACTTCAGGTCGAAAGAGGCATTAAAGTTGAACTAGCTGAAAACTTTATCTTTGGTCTAAAGAAGCTTTTCGAAAGCAACTTCATTGATGTTCCAAATGAAAAATATGATATTTTAGATGAACTTTACAATAAGATCGAAGAGCAAGAAACATCATTGAACACTTCAATGAACGAAAATATTGCTCTAAGAAAGAAATTACTTGAATCAGCCGCAGTAACTGTTTTTGCTCAGGAAACTCAGGGCCTTGCCCAAACCCAGGTCGAAAAGCTAGCAAATCTAGCCGAAGGTATTGAGTTTGATGATGTAGAACAATTCAGAGGTAAAATTCAAATACTAAAAGAAAGCTATTTTGGAAATAGAAATATTCAACCGCAATCATCTCCAGTTCCAATGCCAAGATTCGCTCAAAAAGTAGATATTCTTGACACGGCATCTGAACCAGAAATGATTAACGAAGGTATGGACATTTACAAAAGAGCTATCAGTAGACACTTAAAGAAATAAATTTTTATAAATAAAACATTAGGAGATACAAATGAATTTTGACGATACAACCCCATACGATATTTTAACTGAGAAGTGGGAGCCAGTTTTAAGCCACGATGCACTCCCCAAGATTGAAGACAGCTACAAGACTAAGGTTACTGCTGTTCTTCTTGAGAACCAAGAGCAGGCTCTTCGTTCACAAAGACTTGTTGAAGACAACACCCTAGGTGGACCAATCAGCAATGTTTTTGGTGGTGCTTCGAATAACATTGCTGGTTACGACCCAATTCTAATTAGCCTTGTTCGTCGTGCAATGCCTAATCTCATTGCTTACGACATCTGCGGCGTTCAGCCCATGACCGCTCCAACCGGACTCATCTTTGCAATGCGTCCCAAGTACGATCCCAATGGAGGAACCCGCAAGGAAGCCATGTTCCAGGAACCATTCGTACCGTTCGGCGGTTCAGGCGGAACTGGCGGTCAGGGAGACACCTATGCTGATTACCTCAACGGTCTTAGCTATAGCGTAGATTATGGTCTAACTCTATTCGCTGGTACATCTGGTACAACTAAGGGTTCTTTCTATGGAGGCAACTTCAAGGGAATGCTAGTTGGTGAAGCTGAAGGTTTAGGTGCAGCCAAGCAATTCCAGGAAATGGCCTTCACCATTGACAAGGTTGCTGTCCAGGCTAAGACTCGCGCTCTAAAGGCCGATTACACCACTGAACTTGCTCAGGACCTCAAGGCTGTTCACGGACTTGATGCTGAAACCGAACTCGCCAACATTCTCAGCACTGAAATTCTTGCTGAAATCAACCGCGAAGTCGTTCGTGGCATCTACCATGTTTCAAAGCTAGGAGCACAGCAGAATGACCTATCAGGTAAAGCTAGTTCAACTGGCCCTGCTTCTATGGGTGGTCTTTATGACCTATTAGTTGACTCAGATGGTCGTTGGTCAGCTGAACGCTTCCGTGGCCTCATGTTCCAGATTGAACGCGAAGCCAATGTTATTGCCAAGGAAACTCGTCGCGGTAAGGGTAACTTCATCATCTGCTCATCAGATGTTGCTTCAGCCCTCGCAATGGGTGGATGGCTAAATATCAGCCCCGCTCTAAACAACCAGCTTGAAGTTGATGACACTGGCAATACCTTTGCTGGCGTACTTAACGGCAAGATGCGCGTTTACATCGATCCTTATGTCCAGTCTGGTGTAGATTTCGTTTGCGTCGGCTACCGTGGTGCAAGCCCATACGACGCTGGCCTCTTCTACTGCCCCTATGTCCCGCTCCAGATGGTCCGTGCAGTCGATCCTGACACCTTCCAGCCCAAGATCGGCTTCAAGACCCGCTACGGCATGGTTGCTAACCCCTTCGTTATCAACTCCGCTGGTACTCCAGACGGCGAAACCATGTCAGCCAATCTCAATCAGTACTACCGTATCTTCCGTGTTGTAAATCTCCACGGTAACACCGGCTGATAAGTAGTATCTAAGACTTCGGGGACGGGAGCCAGAAATGGCTCCCGTTTTCTTTTCTACATAGTTTATGTCTTTTACAGAAATCTCAACATTAGGGCAAAATTATTTTAGGTTTGAACTCACTAGAATTCCAACCGTAGAATATTACACTCAAGAAGTAAATTTACCAAATTTAATTCTTGAATCTCAAGATCAACCAACCACTCTTGGTATACCAGTAAAAAGGCCAATTGGTGCTTACAGATTTGAAAATTTAACAATAAGTTTTTTAGTTGATGAAAAAATGACAAATTGGTTAGAAATTTATAAATGGATGAGACATTTAGGAAATATTGATAGTGATGATTATAACAATGAACTTCCCTTTGAATCTTGGGAAAGTAATGCTTATTTGCATTTAACAAAAGGAACCTATAATGACAATATCAAAGTTATATTTCATCAGGTTTTCCCTGTTGCTTTGTCTGGATTAAAATTTATGACGGATGCTCCTTCCAGTGCTGTACAAAAAGCAACTGCATCATTTGCATATACCTATTATTCATTTGATCCAGATCCAGGTGCTATAACTAGTTGACTTTATTTACTATTGTGTATACTTAAATTATGATTTTTGATGAATTAAAACAACAAGTACAAGAAGATCTCAAGATAGATTCCACAGAACTTGCCATTGAATCTGTAAACACTCCACAGATCCATAACAAGTATCTACTCTTCCTTAAGAAGCACAAGGAAGCCCTTGCAGAGGACGAGAGAACCCTTCGCGTGATGAAGAAGTACAAGTGGCTCTATTATACAGGAAAGCTCTCTAAAGAGGAGCTAGACCAATTTAAATGGGAGCCATTTGAACTAAATATTCTGAAAACAGATGTTGATAAGTTTATTGACGCAGATGATGATGTTATCAAACTTGAGCGTCAGATCACAGAAAAGAAAGAATTAGTCAATTACTTGGATGGAGTAGTAAAAATAGTCGCAAATAGACAATGGAATATTCGTTCAGCGATTGAGTGGATCAAGTT